TTGGGCGAGCAGCCTCGACAGCCGCTGCCTCTACTGAAGGTGTTGCTTCGACTGCTGGAGTGGTTTCTTCCACGGCTGTCTCGCTTTCTGTAGTTGGGTTTTCTTCGACAACAGATTTTTCTTCTGCGCGAATTTCTGTAATTGCGGCTGACTTAAATGCCGCTTCTGTGACAAGGCTGACCTCTTTTAGAGAAGCCGCTGTAACGACTGTGTGACCATTGCGCGATGGCATTGATGCAATTACTTCTGCACCAATGCTAAGACCTGTGACAAGACCTTCTTGAGCCATGACAAGCGCATCATTACCACCGGTGCTACGGCTTAACTTGAATGTTGCATAAAGTCCATCTTCGCGAACTTCTGAAGCAGTCATGCGACCGATTGGCTTTTTCATGTCATGCTGTGATAACAATTTGATCTTAGATGGGTCAGCGATTTCAATTGATCCAGCCTCAAAGACATAAGCTCCGAGATTAGTATTGCCAATCTCGCCTGTTCCCATTGGGACAATCTTTCCTGAGATCTCACGGCGATCTTCGCTGCACTCGATTGATGCTGCTTCAATGTATAGGGTTGTCATTATTCTTCCATTCCGTTAGGAGATAGATCTTCCATTTCCATGGCTTGCTCTGTAGTGATTAGACCAAGTGCAAGCATCTTCTCGATTACTAGCAAGCGATCCATAGGGTTAGTGCGTAAGAATGTGTCATCTACTGCGAATTTGACATAATGACCAGCAGTAGAAATGTCATCCATTGAAAGACGAGCTTCTATTGCTGAAATGTAAGGCTGGATCATCCAGATAAACTGACGGCGTTCATCTTGCACATTGGCATAAGTCATCGTTGTATTTTGATCAGCTGAAAGATAATAAGGTGGGACTCCACACGCGCGAGCAATTTCTGTTGCGCTATTTTGGATAGCCTCATTGTACATCATGTCTTTAGGTGAAAATGATGTTGCATTATATTCAAGAGTAGAAGTCAAGTAAGCTGTAGCACGATTAAGGCGAGCGTTTTTCCATGCAGCTAATAATCCTTGTACTTCTTTAGGATCTAGATCTGCTCCGTTGTTGCGGATGTATCCGCTAGGCATTGGAGTTTGCGCGGCAATCGCTGCTGCTCTGTGAATATCGATCGCGCTTTGAATAGTGCGAGCAGAAGTGTTAAGGATACCTTCATCCTTTTGAAATGTAATAAGTGATCCAATGCCTGACATTGGTACAGGTATTCCATCGACATAGTATTGAGTAACAATGGTAGAAGGGAAATCTGTGTCGAATGTTACGCGAGTGTTAGCAATCCACTCAGCTCTTGCCATTCTTCCATCTTCTTGATATGTCTCTTTGATCTGCCAGAAGGCTGTGCCGTACATAAGCAAGCTGTCAACAGTCCATAGGATTGTGACGAAGCGTGGCTGATTAAGTGAAGGCTGTTCAACCCATCGAGGTGCAGCGATATGTTCGCCAGTTGATTTCTTGTAATACTCTAACGGAATTGTGGCGATTGTTCCCGCAATAAGATCACGGCATCGCTTGATTGCTGGCACAGTCATGGCATCTTGACGAGCCATTGAAGATACTGTGTAGTAATTATTATAAGGCAGGAATTGATCGCCTAAAATTTGAGGGGCGTATTGCGCTTTAAGCGATGAACGCTCATTCTCATTGGATGTTGCTTCAGCTTTGCGAAATAGACCCATAGTCATAAAGTGTAGCATTTGTCAAGTAATTAGACAACATGCTAGGGCGTGTCTAAGTGTAAATCTGTGGCTTAGGCTGAGGGATCATGAGCTTTGATACTACCATGGCTAGACCGATAGGAGCAGAGATGTCTCCCGAAGATTTGCGCTTGATGATGCGCCAAGCTGAGTCATTAGTTTTAGCCGCTGTATTCTGGAACTGCTCAATAAGCTCTTTCTGCCCATTGTGAACTACTCGCAAGTTAGTCATACCTTCAAGCAAGTCTCCACAGGCTTTGTAGAATTGCTGCCCACTGACATCCTCGACAACGACACCACTTTGAGCCAGTCTGTCGGCAATAGTCTGAGTGGCGTACTTATCAAAGCAGACAAGGCGTGGCTTATAAAGATCCACCCATGCTTTAATTGCAGCAGCCATCTTTAACTCATCGATAGCAACCTGTGAGCTGAAAGTCTCTAGGATACCGATGCCGATCCTGCCGTCTGGCAATAATTGACCTGCAACAAGTGAGCCATTTCTCCGACTCGGACTGACATCGAATCCGAACACTGTATAAGCCCCCACTGTCATTTCTAACTCTGAGTCTGAACTGTTTTCAAGTACCTCTGTGCTGAACGGACAATTTAACGCCGAGACCCATTGACACAAGGTCTCGGTGCGAGCTGCATCTGGAGTGGATGAAGCGATGGTCTCCTCAATTGCAGCTTCAGTAATCAGCCATCCAAGCGAAGGGTTAGCCATAGCCCAAGCCTTGCGATCCCAGATGTCACAGAAGTCAGGTGCGGAATACTCGTAATAACCTAAACTCTTAGGCGGGTAATTCTTACAAGACTCGTGTAGAGAATTAAGCACTGTTGAGAAATGGTCTCCAGCATTGGATGTAAAAAGTCTCTGGCTATTCAATCGCGCAAGCGTAACGCTTTTAGCAGCGTCCATAGCAGCCTCAGATACCTCGCGAAGCTCATCGATCCATAAAAAGTCTGCTGTCCTGCCTCGTGCGCCGTCCGATGTTGCCGCTGCCACTTCTAACTGCGCTCCGTTGGCAAGGATGATGCGCTCATCGCCATTAGTCCTACGGATGCCCTTCTTAGGATCTCCATCCTTCAGCTGCGCTCTCATCCAGTCATTACGCTCGATGATGTCTGCCATTATGTTAAAAGACTTCATAGCCATAGCTCTATTAGAGGACATGATCAAGATGTCCTTTTCACCGAACATAAATAGACCTGCCAGACACCTCATTCTGGCTAGATGGCTCTTTCCTGATTGACGAGCGATCAACAGTAGGTTTGTCTTACGGATGAATAACTGATCTCTATCTACGCGGCTCATGTCATCAAGGATGAGCTTCTGCCAGTCGAGTAAAGGCTGACCAATGCGCTCTGCTAATTCAGCAATTTGAGATCCCTTGGTTTCACCTTTAAGCCATGGGCTGTGAAGCCTTGGCTTCAATTCCCCATAGAGCTTCCCGCGCCTTTTGGTTTGTTTTGTCATTGACTCGGATTAGGTCGGATCTTAAACGGACTGTCCAGCATCGTCTCGGACTGCATCGGGGAGGTATTGCTTGACAAATGGTATAGTATTAGTCTATGGGTCTATTCCGCAAAACCGAAGCAATCTCTGAAGATAAGCGTTCGTCGCTTTTAGCGCAATACGCCCCTAGCATTATGGGTGAAAACTTAAACACCCTTTATAACTATGTACTGCCTAAAGTAAATCGCAACGAAGCTATGTCAGTTCCATCTGTTGCTCGTTGCCGCAATTTAATCTCTGGTGTCATCGGTGGACCGCCATTAAATCTTTATCGCAAGTCCACAGGTGAAGAGCTAGGCAATCCAGTCTGGGTGGATCAACCAGCACTTAACCAACCACGCTCTGTAACAATGGCATGGACTGTAGATAGTTTAATGATGTACGGCGTGGCGTATTGGCAAGTCACCGAGTTGTATGCTGAAGATGGACGACCATCTCGCTTTCAATGGATACCAAATACAAAAGTTACATTCACAACTGATCTTTATGGCATGACAGTAACACAATACTTTGTAGATGCTGTTGCAGTTCCAATGTCAGGACTTGGATCACTTGTAACATTCCAAGCATTTGATGAAGGTATCTTAGAGCGCGGTTCTGAAACAATCAGAGCTGCAATTGATCTTCGCAAAGCAGCAGTATTAGCAGCATCGACTCCAATGCCATCTGGCGTGCTTCGTAACAATGGAGCAGACCTTGATCCAAAAGAAATTGCTGGATTACTTGCTGCATGGAAGAACGCTCGTCAAAATCGCAGCACAGCTTACTTAACATCGACTTTGGAATACCAACCAACATCATTCTCACCTAAAGACATGATGTACGACGAGGCGCAACAGTTCCTAGCAACTGAGATTGCTCGTCTATGCAACATCCCTGCTTACATGGTATCGGCAGAAGCCAATAACTCTATGACTTATGCGAATGTATTGGATGAGCGCAAGCAATTTTATTCTCTCAGCCTTGCACCTTATGTGTGCGCTATTGAAGATCGCTTGTCAATGGATGACATCACAGCACGCGGCAACGCTGTGCGCTTTGACCTTGACTCATCATTCCTAGCAACAGAGCCAATGGAAAGATTGCTAGTAATTGAAAAGATGTTATCTCTAGGCTTGATCACAGTTGAGCAAGCGATGGAGATGGAAGATTTAACACCAAACGGAAGCGAAGGAATAGCCTAATGGAAAATCAGGTCATCACCTTCTCGTCTGGACTTATTGCCAATGTTGAGGAACGCCTCATTTCAGGCAAGATCGTGCCAGCGGGAACAGGCGAAGTGGGCAACACTTCTGCTGGTAAAGTCGTATTCGAGAAGGGCGCAATCGCACTTCCAGAAGATCCAAAGACTGTCAAGTTGCTTAATCAACATGACACACGCCAGCCACTAGGCAAGGCAACACAATTTACAGAGCAAGAAGATGGCATCTATGCATCTTTCAAGGTATCACGATCTAATCGAGGTACAGAGGCTCTTATCCTTGCTGAAGAAGGATTGCAGTCAGGTCTTTCAGTAGGCGTTGAAGTTATCAAATCAAAGCAGAAGGGCAACATCATGGTTGTATCCGCTGCTAAATTACTAGAGGTTTCATTGGTAACCGAGCCAGCATTTAAGTCGGCTCAGGTTCTCGATGTAGCTGCTGAGGAAACTCCAGAGGCAGTAGAAGAAGAAATCACACCAACAGAAAGCGAGACAGCTGTGGAGAATACTCCAGAGACAGTTGCAGCACCAGCAGTAGAAGCAGCAGCGGTTGAAGCTGCTCGCCCAACTGTAGTTACAGCGACAACATTCGTGCGCGAGCGCGTAGCACCTATCACAGGCGCACAGTACCTAGAAGCAAACATCAAGGCAGCACTTGGTGATGATGAGGCTCGTCGTGTTGTTCGCGCAGCAGATGACTCAACATCAACAAACACAGGCTTGACACTTGCACCACACCTAAACACATTCATCACAGACACCTTCACAGGTCGTCCAGCATTTGACGCAGTAACACGCGCAGCACTTACAGAGTCAGGGATGTCCTTCACAGTCCCTCGCTTGTATACCAATAATGCAACACCTAACACTGCACCAACAGTTGCAGACACAAATGAAGGATCAGCACCTTCTGAGACAGGTATGACATCATCATACGACACAGTAACTGTGAACAAGTTCTCAGGATTGCAGCGCGTATCATTCGAGCTTGTAGATCGTTCATCTCCAGCATTCATGGAGCTAATGATGGTCGAGCTTCGCAAGGCATACGAGAAGGCAACAGACGCAGCACTTATCGCTGAGTTAATTGCTTCAGGAACAGCAGCAACAAATGTTGCAACAACAGCAGCAGGATTGCAGTCATTCATCGCTGTAGAAGGTGCGGCAGCATACAAGGGTACTGGCGGAGATTTCGCTAACAAGCTTGTAGCATCAACAGATCAGTGGGCAGCTATCGCAGGATACGCTGACACAACAGGTCGCGCACTTTACTCAGCACAAGGTCCAACATACAACGCTTCAGGTGTAGCAGTAGCAACATCAGTTCGTGGTGGAGTATTGGGAACAGACCTAATCGTCGATCACAACATCTCAGCTTCAGGCATCTCAGATGACTCAGCGTTCCTAATCGCTCCATCATCTGTCTATGCGTGGGAGTCACCAACAACTCAGCTTCGTGTCAATGTATTGACATCAGGCGAGATCGAAATCAACCTTTACGGATACCTAGCACTTTATGTTGCTAAGTCAGGTAAGGGCGTTCGCCGCTTCGCAGTAGCGTAATCACTAGCAACTAAGTCGCTCTAGGGGGTCAGTAGCCCTCTGACTCCCTAGGGTCTTTAGAAAGGAATCGCATGTCACTCGTAACAGTTGCAGAGCTTCGCTCAACATTAGGCGTAGGCACACTGTATCCAGACGCGACCCTTCAAGAGGTTACAGATGCCGCAGATGCAGTCCTTCTGCCTATGCTCTGGACTAATAACTATTTCAACATTTCACATAGCAACACAGCTAACACAGGCACACTTTACTTTCAAGACAGAGTAGAGAAAATCTTTTATGTGGGTCAGACAGTGACTATCACTGGCAATGGCTCAAAGCACAACGGATCAAAGACTCTCACTGGAGTAGGCGATTACTCAATCACTTACGCAATTACAGGCAACAACAACACTCCAGCAGTAGAGCATCCAGTTCAACCCTTCGGCACAGTAACAGCAGACACTTATGTTGATTGGTCTGCCGATGCAGCAATTCAGAACGCAGCTTTGATGATCGCTGTTGAAATCTGGCAAGCGCGTACAGCCACCCTTTCAGGCAGTAACGCTGTAGATTTCCAGCCCTCACCTTACCGAATGAGCGCACAGCTTCTCGCTAAGGTCAGAGGATTGATCGCTCACGCGCTGAGCCCTAACTCTATGGTGGGGTAATGACCGCACCTATAACTACCCTTCGCACGACACTTGCAACTGCCCTAGTTGATAACTCCAAGTGGCAGACATTTGCATTTCCACCGGCAACAGTCCTTGCTAACTCTGTGATCGTGTCTCCAGATGATCCTTATTTAACACCTAACAACAACAGCCAGATTTCTATTAGCCCAATGGCTAACTTTAAGATCATCATGACAGTGCCACTCTTTGACAATGAGGGAAACCTTAACGGCATTGAAGATACTGTCGTTGGTGTGTTCGCTAAGTTAGCAGCATCATCTCTCGTCTATAATGTAAGCGAAATAAGCGCACCAAGTATTCTTAATGCTGCAAGCGGGGAACTGCTCAGCTGCGAGATGTCCGTATCAATCCTAACAAGTTGGAGCTAACCATGACCGAATTGGAACAATGGGAAAAAGAGAACGAAGCATTCCTGATCAAAATCGGTCAGGTAAAGCCAGTGGCTGCAAAGCCAGTAACTAAGAAAGAAGAGGAATAACCAAATGGCAGTTTATCTATCAAATGGCGTGAGTGTAACTGTGGATTCGGTTGATCTCTCATCGCTAGTAAGCTCATGTACCATTAACCGATCATTCGATGAATTGGATGTCACTTCAATGGGCGATAGCGGAGCGCGAGCTGTAAAAGGCTTGGAGCGTTCAAGCGTAACAATCGACTTTTTCAATGACCCAGACACAAACAAGACACTACAGAAGTTGAACTCTACATGGGGAACATCTGTAACTGTAGTAATCAAGCAGACAACAGCAGCAGTTGGACCAACAAATCCTTCTTACACAATGTCATGCTTAATCAACAACATCACTCCTGTAAATGGAGCAGTTGGAGATCTATCAACACAGTCAGTAACATGGAATGTAAACGGCACTATTGCAGTAGCATCTGCATAATCAACTAACAAAGGGGCAAAACCATGGCAAAACTAAAGATCGTCCGTACCGATGGAAGTGTGTTAGAAGGCGAGATCTCACCTGCGGTTGAGTTCGAGTTCGAACAGCATGCAAAGATGGGCTTCCACAAAGCCTTTCGTGAAATGGAACGGCAGCAAGATGTATATTTTTTGGCGTGGGTAATTACTCGTAGAACAGCAGGTGAAACTGTTAAGCCTTTCGGGATTGAGTTTATCGAAACACTTAAAAGTGTTGAGGTACTAGACTCAGACCCTTTAGCTTAAAGCGCGATCTCCCATTCACCTATCTAATTGCTAGGCTAAGCATTAGGTTGGGAATCGCGCCACAGCAATTGTTGGAGTTAGACAAGATCATGCTCGATGCATTAGTGCAAGGGCTCAAAGATGAAGCGAAGGAGATAGCCGATGCCAGTAGAGTTCAAAGGCGTAGATAATCTCCGCAAAGCTATGAAGAGCTACGCTCCAGATCTTGACAAAGCTCTAAAGAAGGAATTGACAGCATTGGCAAAGCCTGTGGTTAATAAGGCTAGAGGCTTTGCCCCTGCTTCTGCTCCTTTAAGTAATTGGGGCAGAGAAGGTGGCAAGTTCCCTTCCTATAATGGCGCACTTGTCAAGCGTGGTATTCGCTTCTCAACAGCTCGCGCAAAGAACAGCAGAGGATTCTCATCTAGCGTTCGCATTGTGAACTCAACAGCAGCAGGTGCTATTTATGAAACTGCTGGTCGTAAGAATCCTTTTGGTCAGCCTTGGGTAGGTCCTAAAGGTCCAGCAGGTAAAAAGTATTCTCACTCTATTAACAAGTATGCAGGGCGTGACTTCATCGCTTCCATGGGTGGTCAGATGAAAGGCAGAGGCGAGGATCGTGGTCGCTTAATTTATCGCGCTTGGGCAGAAGATGAAGGCAAGACTCAGGATGCCATGATCAAAGCAGTCCTTAGAGCAGATGCAGATTTCCAGAAAAAGACTGGTGGCTATGTCACTCGCGCAATTAGGAAGGCATAATAATGGCTGCTCAGTCAAACATTGACATTAAAATTATTGCCGAGTTCATCGGTAAAAACGCTTTTAAGCAAGCAGATTCTGCTGCTAATAAACTTAATAAAACTGTAAAGTCATTAGGTCAATCCTTTGGATTAGCCTTTGGTGGAGCTGCCCTTGGCTATGCAATCAAGTCCACTATTAAAGACTTTGCAGATGCAGAGCGTGAGGCAGTCAATCTAACTAACACAGTTAAGAATCTTGGTCTTGCCTTTGATGCTCCACAGGTTACAGCCTATGTAGAGCAGATTGGTAAGCTCTATGGAGTTACAGGCGATCAAGCAGTTCCAGCCTTGCAAGCACTTCTATCTGCAACAGGATCTGTATCTAAATCTACAGCAATCTTTAACACTGCTTTGGATCTTGCTGCTTCTCGTTCAGCCGATGTTGGAGAAGTTGCCAAAGATCTTGCTAAGGCTTATGTAGGTAATACTAAAGCCCTTAATCAATACGATCTAGGTTTAACTAAAGCTGAATTATCATCCAAGACTTTTGAAGAGATCATGGATGTTATTGGAAGCAAGACCATGGGCGCAGCAGATGAAGCAGCTCAGAGCCTTAGTGGTCAGTTAGCAATCCTTTCAGAAGTAACCAACCAAGCTAAAGAGCGTATTGGTGGAGGACTATTTGAAGCCCTAGGTGGTGTTGCTGGACCGAATGGCGCAGCTGGCGCAGCTAAGAACATTGAAAATCTTTCGATGAAACTTACCGATGCAATCACTGGCTTTGGTTACTTGGTGCAAGAGATAAAGATCGCTGCACCTATTCTTGCAGCAGCAGGTGTAACAGTAGGTCTTGCATGGGCTCCATGGTTCACAGCAATTGGAGTTGCAGCCCTAGCCATTGGTGCTATTGGCAATGCCATGAAGAAGAACACGCCACAGATAGCAGTGAATACAGGAAAACTCTTTTTTCCTGGGGCTGGCGATGGCGGGTATGCAGAGCGCGAGAAGGCTCGTAAGAAGGCAGAGCAGGAAGCAATTGCTCGCAATAAGCAACTGGCTAAGTTTATTAAAGATCAGGCTAAGTCAGCAGCTGATCTTGTTAAGCAAAGAAGATTACAGAACGCAATCGATAAGGCTAACCTTGCTCTTGGCA